GCTGGTTTCTTGCCCTGCTGGTCAAGAACGGCGTACATATTCACCGTGCGTTCGGCATTAAATGGCAGCGAGGCTTGCTGTGATGACCCGCCTACCACCCCCGCGTCCATTACACATTCCTTAGAGTGTTGCTAAAGATGTCGTAACGAGTCATTCCGCTGGTTTCCAAAGTATTGATGCTAAGGTTTTGACGGTCAATGGCCATTTTTGATGACATAGCAAGGCCTGCAATACTAGCAGGAACTGGAATCTGATACCCAGCAGCCAATTCAATAAACAAACCGTATTTCATGGCGCGTTTGTATCCAGGTGGCAAATCCAGCACCGTGTTTAACGCAAGCGTGGCGTTATCGTTAGCATCCCAAAATACCAAGCTATAATTAGAACCTGTAGGAACTGGGGTTACATGAGCCGTTATCAATGGGTTGGTCATGTTGAACCATACCGCATAAGGGAATGTTCCAGTCATGCCCTTAACAGGAATATCAGCCCATTGTTGGTCAGTTAAAACAGTAATTGGAATATCTTGCTGCTGCGATGGTGTTGCATTGGTGTTGCGAACAAAAGCTGCATAAGTGCCGTTAGGACGGGCAACATTTAAGTCCCCACCAATCCCTATGGTGTAAGTTGCTTTATTGGCCACAAAAGGAATGATGTACTCGGTCGCCCCATATAGCTTTTGAGGGTCAAGATTCCATGACTCAATAAGGTCGTTCAGCTTAACCAATGCCCCCACGCTCTGGGAAGCAGTGGGGGTCTCTTGGTCAGCTATAACGCCCATATCTAGTAACACGTCGGTTATCAGATTGAGGGCTGTGTAGGCCATAACCTACCTATCGTAAGATGGGTTTATATAGTCTGGGTTGCTAACATCAAGTTTGGTGCGACGTTCCCATTCTTCGTCGGAGATGGCATTTGCAACCACCTCCGACTCCGAACCTTGAACTTCATCATCTTCTTGCGTGTAAGCAATGTAATCCTTTGGTCTGCGTCCCATGATTACAGTCCTACGGTAACCCAGTTTAGGCCAGTGCGGTCAACAGCAATGTATTTAACCGCCTTGCGTGCTGGTGTTGCTACGCCAGCATTGGCCGTACCATTGTTTACAGTCCCGCCAACAGGAGGATATACCAACGGTGCGTTGGTAACCAATTGTGGGAAAACCGTAATCTCTTGGCCAATATAGGCGGCAGTTGGCAAAACAACCCCGTTAGCAGCAGTGTTATTGCTGATAAGAACAAATGGTTTGTCATTGCCAATTGCAGTCCCCGTCGCTTGAGTTGTCCCAGCGGCGGCGATAGTGAAAATACTAAAAGTCTGCCTAATAGTATCTGGTTGAACATTAATAGCGTTTTGTAACAAAGAAACTTTGTTAGTTGTAGTGGCTACAGCCATGATAATCACTCCTATAAGATTGGGTTAACCGAGGATTCGGCAAGCAATTTGTGGATAGGTTTCTAGCCATGTGTAAAGCACATCAAAACGAACAACACGCTGGTTGGTTTCGATTGAATAAGCTTCTTTCATGCTGATAGACAACCCACTCATCTTGTCTTGCACAACGGTTGACATAACGCCCAAATTGCTAGGCACTTTGGCAAGTGGAACCATTGCAAAGGTAAATGCGTTCTTGTGGAAAACAAGCGATTGTTTTGATGTAACACCAGAAGCACCAGAGGTAACGGTAATTGTCGAGTTGTCCGCAATAACCGAAGTCCCACTTGCGTTAATGACGTTTTGACGTGCACCACTCAAGATAATACCATCTTCACCAATTGTAATGGTCGAGTTACCAGAACCATCGGTAACAGTTTTAGTGGCAACCACGAACCGCTTAAGCTCACCTGTTGAAAGGCCAGTTTGCGGGTTACGGTTAAAACAGCCACCAATGGTGAAAGTATCACCCACGTTTAGAGAGGTTGTGGTTGCAGTCCAACCATCGGTCACAATGGTATTTCCTTCAACCAAAACACCGTTGGTCAATGGCGTTCCACCATAAGTACCAGCAGTAAACGTGCCAGCTACAGGTTCGTCATAAAGGTCAAAACCATAACCATTACCCAACATGCCTTTAGCGTAAGCGTCACTAACCGTATTTACAGGGTTAAAGTAGTTCTTAACACCACTGGCAAAGCTTGCATTTTGGAAGCTGTTTAACAAACCAATTCGGTTGCCAATATCACCGCCGTTGGAAGTAATCAAAGCACCAGCCGTCGAAAGGATACTAGGGTCGGTAATGGCAGTTCCAGGAGTTCCAACTGTGTTGGCAACTTTTAGTGCAAGGGCAAAGCCGTCTGCCTCAATTTTAGCTGCCAAAGCAGATGCCGCCCCATCAAGAACACCATCGTACATACCATTTTGCACCGCATCGTAAGATACTTGCAGGTCAAGCTGGCTGGCCGACACGTCAACCCCATACATACTTAGGGTAGTGCTGATTACTGGAACAAACAGTGATTGCACTTCCGCAATCTCACCAGAGCGCACGTTGAACACAGGTGGTTTTTCGATGTTGACAGTGCCACCATGACGCTTTTGTGAATCAGCAACTTCCGCTTGAAAGTCTTTGTTCACAGTTGTGGTCATGGGTAGTTTATTCTGCAAACGCGCTAACGCCTTTTTGCAAAGAATAGTTTGAATGGGAGCTTGGTTGGCCAAAGCGTCTCTCCTTAAAATTTGTTAAATTGACTTAAAGGCATATTCTCTATTTCTTCTTGAGTGTATGAACTTAATGGCCTATCGGCATTAACTGTTACACCTGGGGGAGCAATAGGGGGTTCCGCCTTTGTGATTTTTGGTTTTTCCTGTTGATTGCCGCCTTTTTTAATAAAATCCTCAATGGCCTTTATCGCTTTAGGCAATGCCTCGGCAGGAAGCCCTCGCAGGGTCATCAAGTCGGCGCCGTACTCTGCTAGGTGATAGGCAACATCTGCGCCGATAGGAGAAGATAAAATTTCCCTCTCAATATCTGGCGTAATCAACCTGCTTTCTATCAATCCAACAACTTTTTCATCATAATCAGGCTTTTCTGCTCTTACAATTTCAGCCCTTTGAGCAAGGGCTTCAGTTTGTTTTTGCAGATTAAGCTGTGTCGTCTTACTCTCGAATATCTCGCCAGCTTTCCAGGTGGCCAAATCTTCTGTGTATTCCAACACATCGTCATAATCTTGAATGTCGGGCTTTTTTGATAAATCCCTAGCCTTTGGCGCATCTGAAGCAAACGCTTTTTCCTGCTCATATTGCCTTAGCTTTTCAGCTAGAACAGCATTTTCACGAATAAGACGTTCTTTTTCAGCCTTGCGTTGGGCTGTACGGGGGTTAATCGTTTTCTGCTCAGTCGGTTCCTCATCGGGTTCCGAGTCTGGTGTTTCCACCTCAATAGTTTTTTCCGTAGAAGGCTCAACCTTTTCAGGCTCAACATTTTCTGGAACTACATTGGTTTCAACAATGAATCGATTGTCAACAGGTGAATCCGTTTGTACGGTAACATCCGTGTTATTTTGCATAGTACATTCCTTTTGGGCTAATTGCAAGGGATTAGTTTAAATACATTAAAAGTGTCAAAAACTCCTCATCATCTCTTAACACTCTTAATTTCTGTTGACGCAAAGTCTCAATGAGCTGCATCAATCTATTCTGTTCTGCAAGCAGCATTAAAAGCTCTGCCTGCATTGCCTCGTCGGCCAAATCGCTCGTGCGTTTAAGTTCAAGAGCCTCAATTTTTATTGTGGTTGCTCTTAAATCTAATTCAGCCTCTTTAAACTTCTTTTCAATCTCTCGACGATTTTGCAATTCGTAAGAATATGGCTGGTATTCTCTGCGCGCACCGCCATTAGGCGTCAAAACATTTACAGGTGGTGGTACTGGCTTAGAAGGCCATTCTGTTCCGTAAGCAAACCACAGTGATAGAAGCATTACGCCCTCCTAAATCGACATATGATTTTTTTGCAAAAAAATTATGTATATGATGTTGCTACCTTAATTTCGTTTGCCGCCACTGCTGTTGTGTCCGAGTCAGCAGGGTTAGCAGTAATTGCCAAGCAAATTCCAGTTGCAAATCTTATACCATTAGAACCAAAACTTAATCTAGCAACATCCGCGCTTGGAACTGCAACAGTTAAAACTGGAGTTGTGGTTCCTACTGTTACAGTAGCACTATTATATAGTTTTACATATATTTTTGCCGCACCAATGTTTGAAACCATTATGCTCCATAATGTACCTGCTGTCGATTTAATTACAGTTCCGTTTGTCGTTGCCGCTGAATTAAGAAAATTTGTTGTTGGTGTAACGGGAGTTACTGTCGCAGCTAAGTTGGCAGCTGTTGGGTTTGATACTGTATAAGCAGAAGGCGTCCATGTTACATTTGAAAAACGTGAAAACGCTTGAATGGAGCCTCCAGTTATAGTGGTTACAATACGCAAACGAACAAATCGACACCGAACAGGAAATGTATAAACAATTGAGGATGATGTGGCAGTAATTGCAGCAACAATAGAAACACCAGTGGTTAGCAAAGAGTTAAATACTGGTAAAGCTATAAAGTTTACACCATCATTTGATTGTTCAAATATAAACGTTCCAGCCGTACCCGTTGATACAACCTGAACAGATGCTGAGCGGAAATTATCACTTGCCGTAGCTGCTGTGCCAGCTGTAGGAGTTAAAATATTGTTTACAATTGCCGTTTGTGCTGCCTGCCCTGTAACAAATGTAGCTGTTTCTGCCGTTGAAATAGTAGATTGGTCAGAAGCAACAACAACAGGTTGTGAACTTGTCATTGATGCCTGTCCAAGCGCTGGTATGCGGCTATTAAAATCTGTTGTTTTTAATACATTAGCTAATGTTGTTTCACTGGCCAACGTAGGACTATCTACAGTAATAGAACCACCACCATCGCTTATGTTTAAATGTCCGCTTGCATTAACCTCTAGTACTTTAAATGTACCGCCAGCTGTTTCACCTCCAATTGCAAGGCCAGTATTTAACCCTGTTGCCCCGTCTGCTTGAATTAAGCTATTCCCAGCGTCGTCAGCTAAATTTATAGCTTGGAATTCTTTGCCACCAACAACATTAGTTGCAATCTGCTTGCCAGTTGAATCTGGTGGAACTTGCACAAAGGAATTAACAGTCATCTATTGCACTTTCGCTATGGCTTGTTCAATAAGCCCTGTTTGAGGATTCCTTTTGACGTCAATCACTTTTGGCGCACGAATATCCGCTGATAATTGTTCAAAATTGCTACGCATTTGTAAAAGCATCTCAATCATTGCATTCATGTTTTGCTTTTGCATTTCGGCGTTTTGTTTTTCTTCAAACTCTTTTTCGGCTTCCATCTCCGCTTCCATGCGCTCTCGCTCCATTTTGGCCTGTTTATCCATCTCGTAACCTCGCAAGGCGTTTTCACCCAATCCAGCCATAAGCGCATCCTCGTCCATGCCAGCCATTTGTTTTGCCTCTGGTTGGCGTTGCTGCTCGGTAAGTAGCTTAATCTTATCCAGCTCAAGGCGTTGCGCCTCAAGGGCAGAACTAACTGTGAACTTCTCCCGCTCTAACTGCAATTCAGCTGCTTTAAGCTCCATATCGGCCTGGTTCTTTTCTGCCTGTGTTTGAGCGGATTGAGCTTTGATTTGTAACTCACCAATTTTCACTTGCGCCTCAGCCTGCTTGTCGCTGGCAGCTTGTTCAGCTTCCTGCAAAGCCTGACCTAATTGCTGGATAATCTGTTGAGCCTGTTGCAACTGTGCCTGCACAGCTGGTGGTACACCCTGCATTTGTTCGGCTTGACGTTCGGGGTCGCGCAATTCGGGCGGCAAGCCTCTCTCAATCGCATCAGCAGTCTTGTCGGCATTTGGCCAATCCATACTGCGTACAATCATTGGCAAGGCTGGCAGCATCGCCTGTGGTGCAGCTTGGAACAACTGAATCTGTGATTCCCGCGATTCCTCACGCTTGGTTGTGTAGCTTGCGCCAGTTGTAATTGAAACGCCCATGTCCCCCTTAGTCATGTCATACTCAACAGTTTTGCCAGTTTTTGGGTCTTGGTACCGTTGATTGATTTTTACTACCCGCGTTTTATTGTCTTCACTCCGCGCCTTAACTTCACGGCTACCATCCAAAATATATTTTCTTAAGTCCTCATAAATGGTTCCACCATAAATTAGCGCTCGGCGAAACATATCGGAGTAATTCGATGTAGAAACGTCTCCCTCACGCTGGCGCGCCATAATGGCCTTGCCCGACTTTTCGTTGCTTTGCTGACCAAGTGAGGCGGGATAAATGCCGCTAGTACCATAAAAATTCTGCTCGGCCATCTGAATCAAAGCCACAGCAGACGACAAATCCGCACTATTTTGCGCTCGTTTAGGCTCGTTAATCGGGTTGCCACTTTCGTCAATAGCGTTGTGCGGCAAATATGAGTGGTTCTTTTGGTTTACCGTGTCATAGTACTGTTCAAGCCCCTTAAAGGCGCGGATATCGCCAGTAAACGGGGCAATCGGGGCGGATTCAGCAAGCTCAATAGCAGTATTGGTGGCGTAATTATAAAGGATTTGCGTCGAAATCATGTCCTCATAAAGGCCAGTGTAGTATGTCTTGCCGTTTACAATAGTCTTGTTGCCTTCAACAAAACAAAACGGAATGTGTTTACCATACCATTTGCGTTCTTCTATTTTTTCTCTTGCAGTGCATTTGTAGTACATCACGCGGGGTTTTTTGATTACCCTCTCGTTGTAGTTTTTAATGTCTTTTGGCTTTTCTGTTGCTTTTTTGCCAGTTTCTTTATTAAACCACACTGTTTGCTTGTCGTATTCTTTGCGCCAATAATGCCCAACCCGCACAAGGTCTTTGCCCATTTCAGCCCAAGCTGGATAATCATCGCCGATAGACTTCAATTCGCTTTCAGT